TTGAAAACAAAAAAGATGCTTCCGATTTCATCTGTACAATGAGTTTCGGTTTTGAATGGCAATTAATCGACAATAACACAAACGAAGTTATTGCTTGCCACTATTTCGAATAACAAAATAAAGGCGGTAGGATAACCACTACCGCCAATTACTTAACCAAGAGGAGAATAAAACAATGCAAATGACTATTCAAGAAATTAAAAACGCGATCAGATACAACGAATTAAACAATATCGAAACATTACAAGCAGCATATACCGGAATTAAATACAACAATGACGGTATAATTCAAACACTAGGTTATGACGATTTAAGCAACATTGTTATGATGCTTCGTTATATCGCCGAAAAATGCGAATTGCTTCGCCGCCGTACTAATTCGATATATGATGCGTTCGCTGCTTTCAATCTACGGGAAACAATATTTGATACCGTAGATGAATATCAAAAAGAAATGAATAACCAAATACGCCAAATGTTAGCCGCTAGAAAATAGCGGCTTTTTTAATTACTCAAAACCGAACACGCCACAATGGATATGACATGGAAACAATCGGGTTATTTTGGTCTAAAACCTTTACATAAAAAATGCAGCGTGTTCAGTTTTCAATAATCAAATGTTACTTTTATACAAAAAATGAGATATATCGCCGTGGATATACCTCATATTCTGATAGCTTTATTCATTTATCATGTATTAAACACTCAAAACCGGAGCCATATCGCCGCACTCTCAACGGCGTAGGCATATGGCCTAGTTCCTAGGAAACCGAATGGCCCCAGTTTTCAATGCTTATATGTGTACTCTAAACCAATACCGATATGGATCACATGAAATTAGGTTCATTATGCTTATTGTTGTTGTGCTTGGAAGTACATATTTATATTGATAGGATTGTTCTCAATGGCATTGTGTATGTTTGAAAGGAATTCTTTTTATCGGTATCGGTTTACAATACACAATAGGGGAACGGCCCAAAGTTCCCCTGTGCATTGTGTTCATATAGGAGAATTACGCCAATGACCTTTTAAGCATCATTTGACACTATAATTATACTATATATTGCTTTTCCATATTATTCCGATGTAGTTCGGTATAGTTCGACTTTTACCGACTTGGCAGTATACATGCTAGGATAATACGTTTCATGTAAAAATTTTCCTACACTAATAAGGCCTAGTGTTTTTAATTCGGCTGCTTGCGTTTTACCTAAATCGGTGAAACTTTTCGCATATTTCGCGCTTTCGCCGTCTATATACTCACGCAATAATAATATATTGGTTTTCCCTGTGGTGCATTGATTGATGATTTCCGCCGCCGTTTCGCGTTCATCAATTAACGCACCTATTTCTTTATGTACGGCATCGCGTTTGTTTTCAAGGCGTACTATTTGACGGTCTAACCCGCCCGGCGTTCCGCCACCGCTTAAACGTTCCTTGCTATAATCAACTGCCCCAATCGTCGTTATATCGGATTGCAAATGCTTTAGATCTTCCTTCAATGATTTAATCTTCATTGAGATTAATTTAATCGGTTCTAGGAATTCCTTACCGATTTCTCTATATTCTTTATCCGTCATTTATTCCCCCGTATGGTTCATTATCGCAAATTCTTAACCGTTTCCCCTAACATGTTTAAATAGTCCTGTAAATTGCCTTTAATAGCATCATTCATTATTTGGATATTGTCAGTTGTTACATAATGCGCCAGTAGCATTTTATACATTGCATCTTTGGTAGGTATTAAAACCGCTATTAATGCGCTAATTACAAACGCAATGCATAACGCAATAACTTTCCCTTTATGCGGCTTAGATAATTCCCGCACTTCATCATCTGCAAGCCATATAGCACAAAATCCACATATTACAACGGTTAGTATAATAAACAAGCCTTGATTAATTACGTCGATATTATGTAGTACCTCAATCAAGTATAGATACATCGGATTAACAATAGGCATTACACATTTCCCCTTTCATCAATTACTTTCCAGTACTTCCGATGCCACCAGCACCGCGCGCCGTATCGGTTAATTGTGCAACCTCTAATAACTTTAATGCGCCAACTGGTACCATAATACCCTGTACTAATCTATCACCCTTTTGGATTAAATACGGCGTATCGCTTGTATTGTGTAGAATTGCTTTAATTTCGCCCCTATAGTCCGCATCAATCACCCCGAATGAGTTCGGAATAATTAACGATGTTTTACTCATGCTAGATCGTGGCGCCAGCATCAACATATACCCCTTTGGAATTTCTACCGCTAAACCTAGCGTTACATATTGCGTTTGATGCGGTTCTATAACTACGCTTTCCGGTTGATAAAAATCCATGCCAGCAGCATCTATGCTGCCAACTTTCGGCAATAATACACCCGGCATGCATCTCTTAACTTTGATAACGTCCGCATTATATCGTTTATATCCAAAGATGCGTTTAATCCTGTTTAGTAGTTCCATTTATTGCCCCTCATTTCAATAACGCTTCCAACACTTTATTTTTTCTATCCATAATTCGTATTTCTGCCCGCGGGTTATCTTTATCAATACCAGCGATGCAGCTATCACCATATGAACATATCCATTTATCATCGTCGATAATACCGGATTTCGTCAGTATGTCGCTGGTTGCTTGTAGTAACCCAATTAAATCCGGCCAACTTCTTTTATTCGGTAGATAATATTTACATTCAACAACGATGATGCCAGATATATGCAATTTCTTCCCAGCCAGTTGCCACATGCAAGCATCTTCATAATTCTTGTAGGCTTCCGACGGTATTATAATAGGCTTTCCGTTTCTGGATATAATTCGGCCGCTATTCTTTTTAGTTGCTGGGCGCCCCTTTAAAGTAATATCAATTACACTCATTCAACGCCCTTTCTGCCAATAACACATCATCTTCCGGATATACCCAGTAAAAATCACCTAAACTAGTCCATGACGTTTTGCCACCCCTAAAACAATATACGCGGCCATTTTCGTATTTTGCAAAGTAAAGTTTAGCTTTTACAAGTCCAGTTTCTGCTATAACTGGCGTATCAACTGGTACCTTTTCCCATTCCACGATACCCAATAGCGATGCAATAGAATATTTACGGATATTAGGATTTAACCCCAGTACCTTGCATGGAATTCTTGGGGTATGATCACGTATCTTAAAATTACCACCATTTTCAATAAATGTAGGATTTACGAAAAACGCATAAACACCTTCAATCTTAATATCGCGATAACCTTCGTTATACATTTCTTGCAATAACCATTTTTGCTCATTCTTCATCATATAATTCCCCTTTTACAATAATTTCCTTCAGTTGCTGCCGCACGTTATAAATGTACGCTTCAACCGTTCCGTTAAATACTTCCATTACCATTTTGGAAAGCGCTTGCCGCAATCGTTTCGTTTTGCCGTCCTTATGGTATTTGTATTCAAGCGTAATCAAAAATCTATCTTGCGTTACCTTTGGTTTCAAAATCATGTTTTCAATAACCAGCGTTAATGCGCTGGCTAGTTGCTCACATGTAAAAACTCTACCGTTTCCCATGTCTACCTTTACACTCATTTATCAATTCCCCTTTTGATATTCATAGATAATTTTGTTCTTTGGTTTCATTCTTTCAAGACTTACCCCGGCAACTAACAGGCGATTTCTAACAAATGTATACGATACGCCGTATACGCCCGCAATTTGTCGCACGCTCAAACCCTTTTCACGCAAGGCAACCAATGCACTTGCTTCAATTTCCGGATATACCGGCTTTCGTTTTATTTCTTTCCTTAACCCTAGCACGGCCAATGCTGCATCTGCGGTTTTTCGGCTATATATGCAAGCACCTAATGCAAGCCAGTTTTCTATGTATGCCATTTTTACCTTCCTAACATTTACCTATACGCCGCTTGATGCGGTTATTGCTATCCTTTACATACCCAAACACATCGCCCCGGATATCACGGGTTTCTATTTCTTTTTTTCTGTTGCTACTGTATTTGATGTAGGCCGCGCATGTACTATGGCAGCCTAACACCCGATACTCACAACCCTTACATGGTGATTTCATTTCTTTATTACTTACTTTCAAATGGATTGATAGTTTCAAGAATAACAAACGATGTATTTTTATATCCGTTCTTTTCTTCCCATTCACGAAACACCTTAGTTAAGGCTTCTTGTAAAGCATCAATATGTTCCGGTTTCACATGTAATAAATAATCTTCCGAATATTCTGCTATTTCATCGTCAAGATCACTTTCAAATACATTTTCAATTACACGGTCTGCATCAACCGTAGGAACATAATAATAAGGGTTCCCTACTCTAATCATCGGTACTTCTTCCGCTGGGTATGCTTCCGCAAAATCTTTCACGGCATCTTCAATGCTTTTCTGTGGATACCCTACATGTTCGCCCAAACACCAGCACCATTCATTTTCATTTTTTACTAGCATTGTTACCACCTATTAGAACGGAATATTTTCATCGTTCCCCTTATCATCTGCAAAATTATCAAAGTTGCTGCCAACTTCCGCATCATTTAAAGCGGATACGCCTACAAAACTTGCAACAACTTCCGTAACATATTTCTTTTGCCCGTCTTGCGTTTCGTAGCTTCTTGTTTGAATTCGGCCCTCTACAAATAAGCGATTTCCTTTTCTGTAGTTGCCTACCGCTTCGCCTAGCTTACCCCATGCAACGCAATTCACGAACGCCGTTTGTTCCTTCGTTTCATTTGTAGCACTATCAATATATGTATTGCTGGCCGCTACTGTGAACGTGGCTACCGCACGGCCTGTTTGTGTATAACGTACTTCCGGATCACGCGCAAGATTTCCCAATAATTGAACACTATTCATAATATAATTCCCTTTCTATTTTCTAATTCTATAGGGCAAATTCGTTCATTTTGCCCCGTCTACTATTTCGCCCTTATGATTTATCGTTAAGGCTTTAAAAATTCCATACAACGCATTTAAACGATTTTTTCCATTCTAAACAATTCATCTAGTGTTAGATTTGTTTGTAATTCGTCATTAACGTTTTCTTGAATGGCAAGCATTTCCGTTAATCTAAAATCAAATAACCCGCGTTCATGTTTCTTGTACGTTTCCGGCGATACACCAGCAATAGATGCCATGTCTGATTGTGTATACTTTAACAATTCTCTGCATTCGATTAATTTTGGGAATAAATTATATTTTTTGTTCATTCCAGCACCCCCAGTATTAACTTTTTACTTTCGTCCGAAATATCGGCATCTTTAACCATGCTTTTAAGGTCTACGGCTTCGTACTTTTCAACTTCAACCAAATGGCCGTTATCTAGCATCTTAATTTCTGTTTTCTGTGGCATGTTAAGTTCTGCACGTTTACGTGCTTCCATTAACAGGCCATTACTTTTGATGCTGGCAGCTATTTCCATGTTCTTTTGTTCACGTGCTGCCAGCTGCTCATATGCTTTACAAAACTGGCTCATTGCAGCGCTTTCGTTATAACTTTGGCTATTACGTGGATCAAAGAAACGCCATACAGTTTTTGCCGCAAGCCTTGTTATACCTTCCAACTCATCAAGGCCTTTTTCATAGCCTACTTGGCTGGCTTTTTTTCTCACTACTTCCCATGCATCTTGCGCAATCAATCGTTCTTCCTTACCGTTCACATATCCGGAAATTTCTGCCGCTTTCTTTCTGATAGTCGCAACGGCTGGAACGAATTCGCATGTATTAATGCATTGCTTGATTGCTTCCGCCAATGTTACCGGGTTAATATCTTCAAGCATGTAGGCGTACATTTTAACTTTTGCACTATCGAATTTGTCATATATCAATAATTGGCCCGTAGCCTTCAACGTTTCCGGCTTCATTTGTTCCCCCTTCAACCGCATCAATAAGCGCGTTTAATTCTGCAACCTTCCGTTCTGTATCCGTCATTGCTGCTATTTCATTTGAATTTAGATATGTATCAAAATGGCTTGGCGCAAATAACGTTTTAGGCGTTAAGTACTTTTCTAGTTTTGTACCTTTCCACTCACGGCATTTTTTATCAATCACCGTTTTAAAATCATCAACGGTATAACCTTCTTTCAAGCGTGATCTAATTGCTTGTACATATGGTTTAGTTGTTGGCTTGAATTTTGAACCAGTTTTTAGATTAAGATATTCGATAATTTCAAAATGAGATTTATCCATATCGTCATGTGAAACATGACATAATGTATCTATACTATCCTTACCTACCCTATCCTTACCTATCCTATCCTTTCCTAACCTAACCTTACCTAACCTATCCTTACCTATGGATACAGGTTGTATACATTCTGTATCCATTCTGGATACATCGCTTTTTATCGTGTACGTTTTATCCTTTTGGATATTGAGTAAATCACGTTCTGGCAAGGTGCTTGGCTTGTATCTATCGTTCTGAATGTAGTTATGAATTTTCCAATCTTTGATAACTACAACACCACTTTCAAACGGTATAATAAATTGTTTTGCAGCAAGTACTTTCATATCATCATCTTTAGCGCCAATCATTCGCATAATTGACTTTGGGGCATTTATAAAGCCGTCATCGTCCGCATCAAGCAGCATATGAAAGTATAGGTTTTGTGTAGTTGCTGGCATGTCTAGGAATGTATCAGATTTGATAATTGATTTTGACATCATTCGTCTTTCTGCCATGTAACCCCCTTGTTTCGTTCTTTTAAAATTTCCCTAATTTGTTTAGCATCTACGCCATGCGCTTTTGTATGGCAATCACGGCATAAGCAAGCCAGATTATTAAGATTTGATAAACCGCCTTGCGATCTAAACTCTATATGATGTACTTCGGTTGCCATTGCACCACATAGCACGCATAGTCCCTCATCGCGTTCATACGCCCATTTTCTAGTACGGGCATATAGAACGTTATCAAGTTTCTTTCGCTTGTTCATTGTTCCCCCATTCATTTATTAATGAGTTGATATAATCATTGTTTTCTAAAGGTATGTTTAATTGGTTGCACTCATCAACCAATGCATCAATTAAACGCCGCATTTCATCTACCGTGTAAACGCTGCTACCGTGATATGCGCGGATAATTGTATACCCTTCCATTTTTGCCGGGCCAGCTTCTTCGGCGTACCACCCTAACCCGTGGCCGTACCAAATTTCAATAAATCGCCCTGTGGCATCGTTTTTAATTGGTAGATAGGTAAATGTACCGGCTTCTTGAATAACACGCTTATACACGTCATTTTTTGAAATATAGGCGTGTTTTGAAAGCTCACGCGCTATCTTTTCGCATAACACCCATGCATACGCGTTAGCATTTAGCGAACGGCGTTTTACCTTTTTACGAATTTCAACGATATATTCCGCTTCCGGATCTAACTTATTTAACGCTTCATCTTTCGGCGCGGGTATCAAGATATTCCAGCCAATCGACTTTATTAAATTGATACCCTTTGTTATCCATTTCATTATTCGGTGCCTTTTTCAACGAATTTTTTCAACCAATCCAACGCCGCAACCATTTCAAACGCATCTAATAGCGCAAGGCGTGGTTTTTTAAATTCCGTTGCAATATATTTTGTGATTTCTGCCGGCGGTACATTGTTTTCTTTTGCAAGTTTACAAAATTCATCATAGCCAGTAATATGCGTTTCTTTTGGTTTAGTTGCTGCCGCTGGTGCTGCATTGCCGCCCATTGTAAAACGCACGCTGCCTTTACTATCGACTATGGTTAATTTACTGATATTACGATTTTCGTCATATTCAATTTCTTTAACCGTAAATTTTGCGTATGATTTAGGTTTTCCGTCCTTGCCTTTGTACCATTCGCCGCTTTGTAGGCTTATATAGGTAAATGGTGCGGAATATAATTCGCGACCGATACCCCAGTTAAAGCATGCACGCTTAAAACTATCAGATGCTTGGCCCTTTTCTTTTTCTGTATTGCTTTCAGTGCCTACATCTGACTTCCCAACCCATTCGCCGGTATGTTCGTTATAGATTGAAACCGTGCAGTATAATCTATCGCCAATGATCGTATGTTCCCGTTTCCAATTTAATGCACCTACAACTTCATCAAGTAGTCGCATGTCAACGCGTGCATCTTTATATAGCAGCACTACTGCGCCTACATTTCCATTCTTTTCGTTTAGTGATTGAATACGGCAATCTATTTCATTTGCTTTTAGTGTTCTAAATTCCATGTTTCACCGCCTACTTAATATAGAAATTTTGGTTTACTTTAATTTCTGCACCCTCTACCACTTCACCGGCTTTAAGTGCTTTTTTAATTGCCGTTTTATCGGCCTTGATTTCTACTTTCGTAAAATCGGCTGGAATTACATCAAGGTTGATAATTTCAACACTTTCGCTTTTGCGATAACCAGCTTTAAAAGTGCCAACTTCCAATTTTTCAATGCCTTTTTGCTGCATTGAATATTGGATATTATTTTTTAATGTTTCAATAGTGCTTTCCTTTGATTTTTTAACCTTGTTTAATCTATCAATTTCGGCCTTAATTCCTTGTATATCGGCTTCAACATTAATCATATATTTGGCCGTGTTTTCGATTTTTTCCTCAATGGATAAATCAAGCATTTCTAATGTGTTTTGAATTGCTTCGATTTCTTCCGGCGTTTCCGCTGCTTCCAACATTGCGGATAATTCTGCATAGTCTTTGTTTAGTTCGTAGATGCTACTCATTTTCTTCCATTCCTAACTCTTCTAAAATGTCGTCAAGTGTTTTTATTTCTTTTGCAATGACTATTCTTTCAAACCCTTTTATATTTACTATGGCGTTTTTCCCGCTTTCTTCATCAAGGATAAATACATAATGTTTGCAGCGGCCGTCCGGTCTAACTGTTATTTCTAAAGCTATATGAATATTTGATTTTTTCGCTTTTCTTTCTGCTAGAATTTCGTCAAAACGTTCTAACAAGTTTAAAACTTTTTCTTTTTCCACATTCTCACCTTGCCACCTTAACCAGCTATCATGTATGATATGGTTAAGATGCTTATTTAATAACTCACTTTTCGCATCTGCCCTTTAGTAATTGCCGTTACTATTGGGCCTTTTTTATTTGGTCTATATAGATACCGCCATATAATAACGTTACCCCTAACAGTCCTTGCAAAAACGCTTCATATAGCGTTATATTGTCAAGTTCCAAACTGCCCGGCGTACCAATTACCAATATTGCACCTATAATCTTAAAAGCCGTTGTCATAATTCCCCCGTGATCGTCAGTATGCTGCTGGCGATTTTTTTTATATCGTTTTTTAGTTTTGCGTTTTCTTCTGCAAGTTCTTCACATTCTCTTTTCAATGCCCGGTAATTAACCGCATTTATTTCGGTTTCTAATCCGACTATTTCTTGAATTTCTTTGACTGAAAATAAAACGCCCGGTAATTTTGTTAGCTGGTGAATTGTGCCAGCGTTTCGCAAGTTGTATACCGACGATTTAGAAACGCCCAAAACTTCGGCCACTTCTTCCACGGTATACGTTAGTTTCATTTCGTAACCCCTTTCATTAATTCAGATAAACCACAATTAAAGAAGTGCGCAACCTTTACAAGGCTGCTAATACTTGGCGATTGTTCGCCGCTTTTCCAACGGGAAATTACACTTTCAGAAATACCCGTTTCTTTGGATAATTTGTATGCGGTAACGCCTTTATTATCCATAAGTTTGAAAATGTTTTTTGTTACACTTTTAATCATTTACACCCCACCTTCTTAAATGGTATACTTGCGTTATAGCAAGTAATAAACATTTCACCTTTCACAACTTGCTACAACACGATTGTTTATAAGATTGCTTGCGTTTTCGCAACTACCTTATGGCTTTATTATACGTGCGTTAACGCAAGTAGTCCAATAAACATTTCGTAAATTTTATAAATTTTTATTTATAGTTTGCGGAGGTTAAACATGTTTTACCAAAAATTCTGCGATGCAATGCGAAAAACTGGCGTTTCCATGTATCAAGTATCAAAGGAAACTGGCATTGCTCAAAGTACTATTTCACGTTGGAAAAACCAAAACTCTATACCCAGTTTAAAAACAGTTAAGATTTTGGCCGACTATTTCAACGTGCCAACCTCTTATTTTACTGAGGGCGTAGAGGGAACGCCCAAAGTCAAAAAGCAAGATAATTGTATTGATTTAAAGAAAATTACGGATAATGCTTTGATTTGTTATTATGGTGATCGTGAATTGACGGCATCGCAAAAAGCTAAAATATCCAAAGTATTAAAAGCGGTATTAGACGATTAATAATATTCAAGGGGAATTGTTAGCATGTTCAATATGTGTTCTTTTGTCTTAGATTTGATTAATTCGCACGGCTCAAACGAACCGCGCTATATAGCAAGTAAATTAGATATTAAAGTTATATATAAACCATTGCCGGCTTGCGTTAGCGGCGTAATGATTAAGCCGGAGATTAAAAAGGCTATTATTATTAATAGCCGGTTAAGTAGGCGCCAGCAGCGTATAGCGCTTGCGCATCAATTAGGGCATATATTTCTTCATAAGGATTATGATTTATTTAAGGAAATAGATGCGAATTTACGTACAAAATTGGAACATGATGCGGATACATTCGCGCATATATTGTTAAATAAAGGGGTTTACCATGAGTAAAAAAGATGCAATCAACGTGGCGTTTTATCAAAGTATTCTATATCTTATTATCGGTATGATATTAGGCTTTATGGATTGGAAAGAACACAGATATATTTTGATGTTTATAGTTGTTGCCTTAACTATCGGCGCACAATTTATAGCAAGTTATTCATTAAAGGAATTAGACGATGCAATGCAATATAACCATAAGAAAAAAGGATAAAGGGTATCAATGTATCGTTTCTTACAAGGACGGCAACCGCTGGCGCCAGAAATCAAAACAGGGTTTTGAAACACAAAAAGCGGCAAAAATCCACGCTCAAACGATCATTGATAAACTAAAAAAGACTATCACCGCAACCGATGATAGTCTTAGAAATATAACTCTTATTGATTTTTTTAACATTTATATTAGAGAAAACAAGCCGCGCGCATTTAATACGTACCGCGCTTATGTGCGTACATTTGATATATTCAAACCTATATTTAGCGAAAAAATTGCGAATATTACGCCGTATCAAGTGAAACGCATATTGAACGATACAACATATGCAACGGCTTCAAAAAACCTTGCCTTGGGCATAATTCAGCGTTTATTTAGCTATGCGGTATACCAATACAAAATAATTCCTATAAACGAATTAAAAGTTATACCACGTTTTAAAAATAATAAGCCTATTAAAATAAAGGCGTTATCAGATATAGAAATAGAAACATTTTTAAACGCCGTAAAGGATAGAAACTATAAATACTATGTTATATTTTCTATTGCTGCCTATACCGGCATGAGATACGGCGAAATTATCGGCCTTACTTGGGATAACGTAGATTTAGATAGTAATACAATTAATGTAGTGCAGCAATTCGGCGCTATTGATTACAACAAATATGCGTTAAAACCGCTTAAATCAAAAAATAGCTATCGGCAACTACCTATACCGCCAGTATTAGCAAAAATATTGAAAGATTACAAAGGAACATATTCAACTGGCCGTCTTTTTAATAACAGAATTAGTAGTAGCTGGGGCGCATCGCAAATTATGAAAAGTTTCTTACCTAATAACTCCATTCATGATCTACGCCATACATACGCAACTAAATTATTATCAAATGGCGTAGATATTAAAACAGTATCAGCCCTATTAGGTGATAGTCTACCAACGGTATTAAAAACATACGTTCATTTTTCAGATGATATGCGACTAAAGGCAGCCGATAAAGTTGCCAATATTTTTGGTTAATTATTTTTGCCGAATTTTTGCCGTTAATATATAAAAGTGCTTTAATTAATGCGTTTTATAGGCTATTTGTTATATCTCATTTATTATATCGTATATGATAATTTTTATCCATGAAATAGCACATTGTAGTTTTTAACTGATTGGCCAAAACAATTTTTAAAAATTTATATCCACAAAATTATATAGTTTTGTATGTAATTTTTGCCGTATTTTTGCCGTCAAATAAAAAAAAGAGGGGTACCGCTATGGTACCCCTTTTATTATTAATCTAATTCAATAAGGCGTTTCAATTCGCCGTTTACAAACCACATTTCACAACGTACGTTGTTATGGTCTGTTAATGTAGCCGTATATAAACCGTCTTTCTTTGGTTCTACTTCTTCCGCGAACATATGAGTTTTGCCTTCAAATGTAAATGTTTTCATCTTGTTATACCTCTTTGATTAAACACAGTATACCGTAAACCGTACGGCGCGGAGATAATCGGATCACCTACCATTTCGCGAATGTATAAAGCGCGCTGGCCCCTTTGAAATGCTTCCCGTCAAAATGCGCTAGGCCTTGAAAGTCGCCAGCTTGATAACCTACCGTTTCATATACCTTGCCTGTATCCAGTACAGTAACGCCGCCCATTATGCGATGCGCTTTGTTAAGGTTAATCTTATACACATCAACCTTTTGTTCATCGGTATTTTCAACAACTGCGGTTCTATCGCTTTTTTCTATAGCTTCCTTTGGAATATTCGGTGATTTATCTTTAATCGCATTTTTCGTAACTACTGCCGCATCATGTAACGTTGGCGCCTGTGTATAATACGTTGCTACCGGCTGCGCGGTTTCCTTATACGCAATAACTTCCGTGGCTTCCTTTGGCGTGATTTTTAATGTATCCGCCATTTTGTGCGGGTTCTTCGCTATGGTCTGATTGATAATAACCGGTTCTTGTAGCTTTTTGGTATGCATCATATTATAGGCGAACATGCCGGCAACTACCACCAGCAGCATAAGTAATGCTACTGTGATAACTGGCAAATACGCTTTTATGAATTGCTTGATAGTATCCATAAAATACCCCCGTTAGATAGGCCAATTCAATACTAAATCCGCATCAAATTCCTTACCTTCAATGTTTTCAGTAAATGTATATTGCCACAAATTAGCGCCTTCATAGTCGCATTGGCTATTTAATTGTGCGCACCAAATAGCGCAACCGCCCAACTGGCTAACGTCTAATACATTTACTAACCAGTCATAACTAGCATATAGGCCAGTATTTACGTAACCAGCTTGCCATAACTTATTGATGAACACGCTACAAATATTTGTTAATTGTTGTTCCGTTGGCATGCCACGTTCTGCCTTGTAGTCGTCAGCATCTTCCATATCGAACCATACGCCCATTGGTAACTTATCCACAGTTAAACCGGCATCATTAAGTGTATTCAATACAAAATCAGCTTCTTCTGCTGCATGTTCTTCGTTCATAGCGTATGAATAATGGTATACGCCAACTGCTAAACCGGCATTAATAGCGCCATTAATATTGTTATAGAATTCACTATCTAAATTACCGCGGCCATAACCGATGCGAATAATTGCAAAATCAAACCCATTAGCCTTGACCGCGCCCCAATCAACTACGCCGTTATTTTCGCTTACGTCAATACCTCTCATGGTACCCCCTTATAATTTAACCTTGTTTTCAATTTTGGTTCTAATTAAATCAAGAAATTTCCCTAGCATAGCATTCCCGCCGTCGCGTAGGTTTTCCATAATAGATAGGAATTCACAGGAACCCAAATATAACCATACCAACGATACCGCAAATTGTTTTTGACCGCTCATTTCATCGAATAATACGGCTGG